GAACCGAGTTGCGTCAGGCGATGGCTCAGTCCGTCTCCGGTGCGGACATGGATCAGCGGAACTGGGTCGCCCAGAAGATCGGCGGCACTGTCGGTCAGGCGATCAGTTGGTCAAGTGACCCGGCTGGTGCGTTGGTTGCCAACGCTCCGCTCGGCGAACTCATCGAGCTGATCCGGGCCAAGTCGGTGCTTGATCAGGCCGGTGCGACGGAGATCAGTCTGCCGCCCAACGGCAAGATCGACTTCCCCCGTCACACCAGTGGGCTGACCGCCTATTGGGTTGGCGAGAACGCGGCGATTACCGCGAGTGAGATGGGAACCGACACCCTCTCGCTGACCGCCAAGAAGCTCGGCGGATTGGTGAAGCTCCCCAACGAGCTGATCCGATACGCCACGCCGAGCATCGAGGCGTTCGTGCGGAACGATCTCGCTACCACGCTCGCACTGAAGGCCGACCGGACCATGCTGGACGGCAATGCCTCCGCGACTGCACCGGGAGGCATCATCACGACGAGCGGCATCAACGCTGTGACGGCGACAACTGTCGCCACCAACGGTAACACGTTCGGTCCGGCTGATCCCGGTCGGTTGGCGGCTGCGATTCTTGACGACAACTTCGACACGAGTTCCGCAGCATTCCTGATGCGGCCAGAACTGTTCGTTGGTCTCTACAACTCGCGATCCGATTCTGTCAGCGCGGCTGATGGGCTTGGTCCGTTCATGTTCGCGACCAACCGTGGCCAGATCGAGAACGGTTTGCCGCCGCGTCTGTTCGGCCATCCGGTTTACGCCTCGACGCAGGTCAACAACGTCCGCGCAAAGGGTTCGGGCGACGACCTGACCTACGTCCTGTTCGGCGTGTTCAGCGAGTGGCTGATCGCACGGGCTGGTGTTCTGGAGTTCGCCACCTCGACTCAGGGCGACACCCCGTTCGCCAACGACCAGACTTGGGTCCGAGCGATTATGTCGATGGACGCGGGCGCACGACACGTCAAGGCGTTCGCCCTCTGCGACGAGTTGCTCAACAGCTAGGTCTACGCTACCGAGTGACGCCTGCTGGTCCGGTTGCCTCACGCCGGGCCAGCGGGCGGCCTCCTCTCTGGAGACCACGGACATGGCCAAGAAGAAAGCCACCGGCGAGAAGCCAGCGGCCAAGAAGCCGAGCAAGAAGGACGCCGAGGTTCTTGTGCCGACCCGGTACACGATCCCGCCGTGCCCGATGTCTCGCAAGGACACGCTGGCCTACGTTGACAAGCTCAAGAAGGAACTGTGAGGTGAGCTGTGGCGTTGACGACCCTCGCCGATCTCAAAACGTATCTGGGCATCACCGATACGTCCGAGGACGATCTGCTCAACCTGCTGATCGCTGACGCCGACGCGGCCATCCTTGGCTACATCGGCAGGACCATCGAGCAGGCCACGCTGACCGAATATTACAGCGGCGACGCTTCGCAGATGCTCGTGCTGAAGCAGCGACCCGTGACGGCGGTCACCTCGGTCCACGTTGACGCCAGCGGGTACGCCGGGCAGGGCACCGGGGCGTTCGCCAGCACCACGGAGTGGACGGCTGGCGAGGACTTCTACATCCGCACCCAGGTCGAGAACGAATCCAACACCGGGGAACTGGTGGCGATCAAGGGGCCGGGGACGTTCACCGCTGACCACCAGCCGACGACCTGGGGCGAGTGGCCTGACGGGACCGGGAACATCAAGGTCATCTACACCGCCGGGTACAGCACCGTCCCGAGCGACCTCGCAGGCGGGTGTCGGATCCTCGTCTCGTGGATGCGAGCCAGCCGGGATAACGGGATGCCGGTGAAGTCGGAGAAGCTGGGTTCGTACTCGTACACCTTGCTGGACGACACGGGCATCCCAGAGCTGGCGACGATCAGGGGCATCTGCAACCGCTACCGGAACATGATTCTGATATGAGCCTGTCTGGACTCCTCACTCAGCGTGCGACCATCGAGCGATGGGCACGCACGGTTGACGACTACGGCGAGGTCACCCCGAGCTGGGCCAGCTCATCGACCGACGTGCCGTGCCTCGTCCAGCAGCGGAACGGCAAGATCGTTGAGACGGCAGAGGGCCGCGAGTACGAGTTCAGCGCGGTCGGGTTCTTCAAGCCCGGCGCGGACATCAGGCCGCAGGCGAGCGACAATGCGGACGGCGACCGGATCGTCGTGGATAGCGCGACGTATCAGGTCCGGGGCGTCGGCGACGAGACAGGGAAGGGCAAGATGCTCACCGTCTATCTGGAGGTCGGCTAATGGCCGGACTGAGTGCCGCGAAGCTGATGGGCGAGGTCAAGTGGCAGTTGGCGATGGCTCGTCGTAAAGTCACGCTGGAGGTTGGCGTCAAGAAGGCACTGGTCGCCATCGGCGTCGAGGTGACGCGGCACGCTAAGCTCCGCGTACCGGTCAGCAGCAAGGGGAGCGGTGGCCACAGGCCGGGCCACCTGAAGCAGTCGATTCGCTGGGAGATCCACGGTGCTGGACTTGATATGGAGGTCAGGATCGGCCCGAGTGTAGACTATGCCCCGTTTCTGGAATACGGAACCAACCGGATTGCTGGCGGTGATGTCAAGGCTCTGGGCACGGGCGACGACATCCAGGATTCGCAAGCTATATTCAGTTGGCCAGCGTTAAAGAAGAGAGGCGGCAGCAACCAGCAGATGCCGTGGCTGCGACCGGCAGCGACGATGGTACGGCCAAGAGCGAAGGCACTCATGACGGCGGCGATGAGGAAGGCTGGTCGTGGGAAAGGTGGTGGGTGATGGCCGATCTCTCAGAAGTCTGGAAGGGGCTGCGGGATGTCCTGGTGGGCGACGCGACGCTGACGGCGATGCTCGACTCGGCGTCGTCGGTGTACGAACGCGACCCGCCGCTTGAGACGGGGTTCCCGATGCTGACTCTGTGGCAGGTATCGGACGGGGCAGACAACGCGGTCAGTGCCTACGGCGAGTTCCACGCTGACGTGCAGATCGACGTGTGGTCGACCAGCCCGCGAACCAACGAGCAGATCAAGTCGCGTATCGACGAGCTGCTGGAGATCCCGAGAGTGGTGGCAACCGGGATAAGTACGACCAACTACGACGTGACGAACTGCACTAGGACCAACGCCCTGTTCGTTGGTACAGTAGAGATCGAGAGCGATGGAAAGCACATCCGGCACCTCGCCACGGAATGGCGGGTGACGATTCGGAAGACGACATAAGGAGATGACTCATGGCAATTGGCGACATTGTTGGTGGACCGGCTGACGTGGAGCTGGGGGCAGCAGCGTCGGAAGCGACCATCGGAAACACGACCGGGGGAGTCACCGCGACCGTCACGCCGCAGAACCGTGAGCGGATCGTTGACCAGTACGGATCGACCGCGCTGGCGATAATTCACACGGGCGACGAGGTGCGGGTGACGGTGCCGTGGGCTGAGTGGGCAGCGGCCACGCTGAATGAAATCTACGACCCAGGCACAGATGCCGGTACGAACAAGGGCATCGGTCGGTCGGCGGGGTACATCTACACGACCCAGTCGATGGACATCACGCCGTACCTGACAGCCGACGCCGCTAAGACCGTCGAGTTCTACTCGGTGACTCCCATCGGTGAGGTCGCCTTCAACTTCAACAACGACGACGACCGGATTATGGAAGTCGAATACGCCGCCCTTGCTGACGTGACCAAAACTGACGGCTCGCTTGTCGGATTGCTGAACCTGAGCTAGTCGCTGCTTGAGTCGCTCCCCCCCGAACGCTAGTCTAGTCGGAATCCACAACCGGCTGGCCTAGCGTTTTTTTCATGGGAGGATCACGGATGGCGAAGAAGAAGCAGCGGCCCGACACGCTCGACGTGGAGTTGTCTACGGGGGGCACAGTGACGGTGGGCGTGCTGTCATGGAAGGGATACAAGAAACTGAAGCCTGCCATCGTCGACCGGCTGGCGGCCAAGGCGGCAATCGCGTTTGCTGATCCGGCGATGGTTGATGGTGAGGCCGGGGCCGCTGCGATGGCTCCGCTGCTGGCCGGGCTGGACGAGGTTCTGAGCGAGGTCACCCCGCAGTTTGTAGAGGCGTG